GTTAAGATTGCCTTGTAAATGCATATCCGCAGTTCCGCTTTCGGTTTCCACTGCTGCTTACAAGGTTCGTGTCAGTCCTAACGGGTGTACACCCCACTACTATATGCGGGCCTTATATTTCAACTTAGGCCTCCCGCTTGAGCCGCAGTTCTATTGGAATTCGTGTGCTTGCAATGAGTATGACGCTGTCGTTAGACGGCATGCTCTTGGATACATTCCGGCCTTTAGGCCTGGAAACCCATACCTTCGGGATTTGGAGAACAACCTCGAGCAGTGTAGCAGAAAAATGCAAACATTCGGACCAGTTTCACATCAAGTCCTTATGGACAACACTCGGCCCAAGATTAAAAAGCGGTACCGTGACGCGTATTATAACTTGCGTCACAAATATAGAAATCTCTCGGAAGTTCAAGCCCGTGCCAAATCCTTCGTTAAGTATGAGAAGATTCCACTTAGCAAGTTTGAGGCTGGAAAGTCACCGAGGCTGATCCAGTACAGAGATTTCTCTTATGCGTATGAGTTAAAACGACACCTTTTGAATTATACGCTACAGGTGAAGTCTTCAGGTGAGACGCTGCGTTGGCATTTTGATCAGAGCCCTAGCAGTGTTTTTACGAAGTTGTACGACAATTATGGCATAGCGGAGAGACTCAGGGAGTCATGGGATTGTTTTAGCAAGCCCGTAGCTTTGTGCCTAGACCATAGCAAGTTTGATGGTCACTATTGTGATGAATTGATCCACATCGAGCATCGATTTTGGAAGCGGTTGTCAAACAGCCGCCGTTTGGCTTGGTTACTGGATCAACAAATAGTGAACAAAGTACGTTCGAAAAGCGGAATGTACTACAAGGTCAAAGGCACAAGACTCTCAGGGGAATGGACGACTAGCGAAGGGAATAGTTTGTTAAACTATGGAATGTTGGTCACCTGGCTAAAGGCAAGCCAAGTAACCAATGCTAGAATCCATGTCAATGGCGATGATTCTGTTATCGTCGTAGACCAGAGCGAGCGCCATAAATTGTTGCAGTTGTCATTTTTCAGCAACTTCAATATGGAGACTGAATTGGAAATCGAAACCGACGAGTTCAGGAAGATATCCTATTGCCAAGCAAGCCCCATCAGAGTCGGCCCTGACCTAAGATGGTACATGGTTAAGGAACCATGCAGGAGTTTGAGCCGCCTAAGCTATTGCGATTACAGATTCTATAATGTTTTGAATCGCTTTTTAGCTGGGCAAGGCCTTTGTGAGCTTGCAGTCAATAGTGCGGTGCCAATAACCCAATCAATTGCCCTCTGGCTTATTCAAGCCAGCAACCGCCCCTTGGGTAGTGTTGAGAAGGACCCGGCTTTAAGGTCAGGCAATTTGGTTGAGTTCAGGGAGGTACAACCACAAACGCGACTTGACTATGAAGTTGCGTTTGGGATACCAGTGAGGCACCAAGTATCAATTGAACAGGGGATCTCCGGGTTGATAAGATCTCCCACGGATCTAAAATTTTCAATTCAACGCTTCAAGCATTTCCACCTAAGATGAACCAAAAACAACCACCTGCGAGATCCAGAAGACGCAACCGTAGGTCAAAACAGCAACTCAGTTCGAATCCACAACAACAAGTCAAGTCCGAGCCAGTAGCTAAAGCACGAGCCACGAAGAATGTGGGCCCGAAGTTTAAGAACTCTCGGGAGGGTATGCTTGTTACGCATCGCGAGTTTATTGCAGATGTTAACAGGTCTACTTCTAACTTTACTGTTGATACTTACATTATCAATCCTGGTGTATCAGCTTCGTTCCCCTGGCTTGCGCAAGTCGCTGGGCGCTTTGAGTCTTATACTTTTGAGCGCCTGGATTATATCTATGAACCCATGGCTCCTACTTCGCAGCCTGGTACCGTTATGATGGCGATCGATTTCGACGCCCTCGATGCGGCTCCTACTACGAAGACTACCATCATGTCCTATAAAGGATCTGCTAGGACAGCACCCTGGGGAGCTACTAAGTTGCTCACGACTAACATTGATCGTAAGAAGATGGTTGGAGAGCGCTATGTGCGATCGGCTTTGCTTCCAAC